CCTTCTTGACCGGCGCACCACGACGCTTCTCACCGTTGCCAACAAACCCGCGCAACGACTCAATGCTCCGATGCGCGTACTCCGCGTCATACAGCGTCACCATGTTGTGAACGCTGTCGAAACGCTTGATACCAGCAACAACAGCACCGACATACTGACGAATAGTGTTCTCCGTCAAAGTAACACGGTCACCATACTGCTCAACGACACGCTTCGCATACGCCGACGCATTACCGCCGAACCTACGAAAGCATTCATCGCCTGCCATAACCCAACCGTCAAACGTGCGACGAGAACCCGCAACAATCTCCGACTGGAACTTCATGAAGTTAGTCTGCTTACTCACTATCATTCTCCTTGTGTATGTGTATGTGTATGAACGCACTTGTGTACGTCCCAACGCCACGCAGACTGATAGGAACCTATCAACCCACGTGACGTAAGCACGACACTAGAAACGACCGAAACACTCTTCATGACGCGCAAGCAACTCACGCATCTCATTCCATTCCGTTTCCATCGCACCAATCGCAACGACAGCGAGACGAGCACGCTCGCTCGCATCACCCGCACGCAACGCATCACGCACGGCAACATTCACGGTGGACATCGCATAGCCCTTCCGAGAACGAAACGGTTGAGCCATTTGCTCGGTGTTGCCCGTTCGTTTCTCATCCATTGTGTGGGGTTGTTTCGGCGTTCGCGCGCGAATGCGCGTGGGCGCGTGCGTTTGGTGGGGGGCGGGTGCGGACACAGGGGGGCGTGGGGGGCGCCACCCGTCAATTAAGTATGGATGGCTCTGCCGTGTGGCGAGGGCACCACTTAGAGTGGGGTCCGGATAGGGGTGGGGGTGTTTTTGTTAGGACCCTTTAACCCATTTTTTTGATGGGGATTTGGTTTTGCTGGGGGACCATTTTACTTTGTCTGCCCAGTACGCGGCGGACATTGGTCCGCGGCTAATGTTCTTGGCGTGGCGTGATTTAAAGGCTTCGCGTTGGCCTGCTGTTTGGTTGGTGCGTACGCCTTGCTGTCCAAAGCGGATGGTTTTGACTTGGCCGCCTGAACGGGCTACGACGATGTGTGATTTGGTGGGGTGGCCGGGAGTGCGTTTGGGTTTGTTGTAGCCGCTAACTCCGGCTCGTGCTAGGCGGGGGTCACGCTTTGGCACGGCGGCTCTTTGCTGCTGCGGCGTTGTCTACGAGGTTGGGGTAGGGGCGTCCTGCTTTGGCGGCCCGTTTCTTGGCCGCTGCCTTTTGGGCTGGGGTTAGGGGTTTGGATTTTTTTTTGGGGTTGGGTGTGTTCCAGAATGCTTTAGCCACGGCGCTTCTTCTTTTTCTTGGGCTTGGACATGCCAGCCTCAGACATGGCGATTGCCACGGCTTGTTTGCGTGACTTGACTACGGGGCCACCCTTGCCTGAATGCAGGGTGCCCCGCTTGTATTCACCCATCACCTTTTCAACTTTGGTTTTACCCTTACCCATACGGTTGCTCCTGTGTACGCCTTAGCCGCACCACCCTGTGGGTGGATGCGGCGTCTTGCTTTTTCTAGTTCTCTCGGACCCCCCCTATTATCCCCCCCAAACGTTACACGCTCACAGTAGTCACGCGACCACGGAGCGTGACGTAACGAACAGGACAGTCTTTAGATGATTTCACAAGAAGACGTCACCCTCACAGCCCCGCAACAGCGGTACATGGACTGGCTCTGTACTGCTCCTTCGGAGCGGGACCCTGCCACGAAGAATGCGATGGCTAATGTGTTGGGTGTGGATGTGACGACGTTGCGTCGTTGGGAGAAGCGTCCGGCTTTTCGTGAGGCGTGGAAGCGGCAGGTGGATGATTTCCAGGGGTCGCCTGAGCGTACACAAACGTTGTTGGATACTTTGTACAAGAAGGCTTTGGAGGGGGATACGAAGTCTGCCCAGTTGTATTTGCAGGCGACGAACCGTATGGCTCCGCCTACGGTGACGGTTCAGCAGGAGAAGAAGGTGGCTGAGTTGTCGGACACAGATTTGGATGAGTTGATTTCTGCGATGGCGAAGCGTGAGAAGGACGCTCGCCATCTAAAGGTGGTTTGATGAGCGCTCCTACGAATGATGCGATGTACGTGGCTTTGAAGGCCCTGTACCCGTCGCTGTCTACGCTCGGTGACATGATGTACCAGTACGGGCTGGACAACGGGTTTAACTTCCGTGATACTCGTGGTTGGGATTATTACAAGGATTTGGGTACGGATGGTACGACGCTTGGTGATTTGGCGTACACATTCTGGAATGACCCTGATTATGCGGTGTCTAACTTGGAGTTGGAAGATGGTAACGATTTGCTCCTAGAAGATGGAGGGTTCATTCTCCTAGAGGCAGGCAATGGCTGACAAAAAGATTACCGCCCTAACCGCTTTAACGACACTGGACGACGCGGACCTGTTCGCAGTCGTTGATGACGTTGCTGGCACTCCGATTACGAAAAAGATTACTGCCGCAAACGTCAAGGCAGGACTTGCCCCACTGGCCAGCCCCACCTTTACAGGAACAGTCGTTCTGCCGTCGTCAACCAGTATCGGCAACGTGACTTCTACCGAAATTGGATATCTGGACAATGTCACATCTGCCATTCAGACACAGTTGGATGCCAAGATTGCTTCCAGCATTGTTGATGCCAAGGGCGACCTGATTGTTGCTACGGCGGATAACACCCCCGCCCGTTTGGCGGTGGGTGTGACTAACGGTCATGTTTTGACGGTTGATTCAGGTGAGACGGCTGGCGTTAAGTGGGCTGCGGTCCCGGCACCCACCATCACCTGGGAAGACGACCAGAACATTTTGGCTAACGCAATTTTCTCATAGGTAACGATTTCCACTAGGAGTAGGTATGGCAACTTTTACAAAGAATCACCTTTCGGGGTCCACTGACGGCAAAATGATTAAAGTCGCCGCTACGGCAACCCCTGGCACGACGATTCATACCGGTCCGACAAACACGGGACATTTTCATGAGGTTTGGCTGTATGCGGTAAACTCGGATACGACTGACCGCAAGTTGACGATTGAGTTTGGTGGGACCGCTTCGCCTGATGACCTTATTGAGTTTACGGTCAAGGCGGAAAACGGTTTGTATCTGATTGTTCCGGGTCTTGTGTTGCAGGGCAACGCTTCGGCGCTTGTTGTTCGCGCGTTTGCTGCCACCACCAACGTTATCAGCATTGCGGGTTACGTTAACGAAATCGCGTAAGGCGGGTTGGGATGCCTAGGTTAGAGGTTAACGTTCAGGGTCCGAAGCAGGTTGGTGCCCAGTTGCGTCCGCGTTCGCGGCGCACTGGGACTGGTCAAGTAGATACGAATTGGCGAGGAGTGCTCCCGCCAATCCCCGATGTTCGCTATCTTGTTGTCGCTGGCGGTGGCGCTGGTGGCGTGGGCGGTGGCGCCGAAGGCGGCGGCGGCGCTGGCGGTTACCGTGTTTCCGTCCCTGGCGAAACTTCAGGCGGTGATGCTTCCGCTGAAGCAGTAATCGAAATTCCTCGCGGTCAATCAATCACTGTGACTGTAGGCGCGGGAGGCACTTACTCTGGCGGCACTGGCAATGACAGCGTGTTTTACACCATTACTAGCGCTGGTGGCGGTGCTGGCGGTAGCGGAAACGGCGGCTCTGGTGGTGGCGGTGGTTTCGGTGGTAGTCCTGCTGGAACTGGGACTGCAAACCAAGGCAAAAACGGTGGTATCGGTGGTCGAGGCAATAACAACCCACCGTTCTGCTTTCTTGGCGGTGGCGGAGGTGGAGCCAGTGGAACGGGCGGGGCAAGAAACCCTGCTGGCAGCGGCGGCAACGGAACTGCTGGCGGTGGCGGCGCTGGTGTTTCATCTGCGATTACTGGCACCGCTGTGATTCGCGCTGGTGGCGGTGGTGGCGGTGTCCAAAACGGAGGCGCTACTGCTGGCGGCGGAGGTTCTGGTGGCGGTGGCAATGGAGGAACTGGTGCTGGTCCCGCTGGCACATCAGGAAGCGCAAACACTGGTGGTGGGGGCGGTGGTGGCGGCTATCCCAACGTCAATGGTGGTTCTGGCGGAAGCGGAATTGTCGTCATTAGTTATCTTGAAGGCGAAGGGCAGGCGGCGTCTATTGACGCTGGCTTGACCTACACCACAACGACAAGTAGCGGTCGCAGAATTTACACGTTCACCGCTGGCACTGGGTCGGTGACTTTCTGATGGCACATTACGCATTTCTGGATAGCAACAATGTTGTCGTGGAAGTCATCACCGGGCGCGATGAAACCGAAATTGTCAATGGCATCTCCGATTGGGAAGACCATTACGGCAACTTCCGAGGTATGCGTTGTTTGCGCACTTCGTACAACACCACCAAGGGTGTGCATCTATTCGGCGGAGAACCATTCCGAAAAAATTATGCAGGGGTTGGTTTTATTTATGACGCTGACCGAGACGCGTTTATCCCCCCGAAGCCTTTCGATTCCTGGATTCTGAATGATGCAACATGTTGGTGGGAGGCACCCATCCCGATGCCAACTGATGGGAAGTATTATATTTGGGATGAGTCATCACTGGGTTGGGTTGAACCGAACGTAGACTAAAACACAAGCAAGGGAAGGGGTAGCGTTGTGCTTGTCACAAACGTCAGAAATAGGTCTGTCGTTACTTATCCGTGGTGCTACAAGCACGGAGTGTTTACGGAGTCAGAACTAGCACAGATAGGCAACCTGTGTTTATCGCTGAATAGCGAACCAGGTCTCGTTGGGAAAAATAAGGAACGCGATACTTCAATCAGGTCATCTGACATTTCTTGGGTTGTCCGTAATGAAGACACCGCATGGTTCTGGGACCGAATCGCCCTTGAAATCCAACTCCTGAACGAGCAGTTTTACGGCTATGAACTTTATGGTTATGACGCATTGCAGTATTCAACATACGAATCCGAGTCAAGCGGCAAATACAAATTTCATTCAGACATTTCTTTCGGGCAAGAAGCACCAGATGAAAGTGCACTACGCAAGTTATCTGCGTCGCTCCTGCTGAATAATGATTTCACTGGCGGAGAATTCCAAATTATTACTGGCGACCCAGAGGAACCAGTAATGCCAGAAATGCGGTCAGGGACTTTGATTGTGTTCCCCTCATTCATGATTCACGGCGTAAAAACAGTTACGTCTGGGGTTCGCAAATCACTCGTTGCTTGGTGCATCGGACCCAAATTCCGCTAGGGAACGATTTCCGCTATTGGTATGAAGCGCATTAAGCCAGAACATATCGAAGCCCTGAAGTCCTATTTGCGGTCTGCTATTGCTGCTGTTGTCGCCGTGATGGCGACGTTGGACTGGACGTGGGATGATGTTGCCAAAGCATTTATTGCAGCGTTGATTCCGCCGGTGTTGCGTTGGATTAACCCGAAGGACACCGCTTTCGGTCGGGGTGCGGACACAGAGTAAACATGGACCTGGGGGAACTCCTTAACGAGAAGGAGTGGAGGAAGTGCCGAGGCCCGGACAACGGGACCGTCGAGGAACTTGCGGAAGCGTTCGCATACTTCTGTGAGAACCATTGGTTGATTCGCCACCCTGAACGTGGGCGTATCAAGTTTGTGCTGCGTGAAGCACAGATGGAAACCGCTGTTTCGTGGATTGAGAACCGCTACACGATTGTGTTAAAGGCACGCCAGATTGGGTTCTCCACTTTGGCTGCCGCGTTCGTGTTCTGGGAAACATTCTTCAGGCCGGACAGGTTTGTGGTCATGCTGTCGCGCACAGAGCGCGAAGCAGCCAAACTGTTGTTGAAGGCTAAGTATGGGTACAAGATGTTGCCGCAGTGGATGAAGGTTCGCGGCCCAGAACTTGTCTCAGACAACCAACTGAAAATGGTGTTTGCTAACGAGTCTTCGATTGAGTCTTTGCCTAGCGGCAATGACCCAGCCCGAGGCGAATCCGTGTACCGCGTCGTCATTGACGAGATGGCGTTTTTGCCAAACCCTGATGAAGCGTGGGCATCGATTGAGCCGATTGCTGACGTTGGTGGACGTGTCATCTGCCTGTCTACGGCAAACGGTGAAGGCAACATCTTCCACCAACTGTGGGTCGGGTCGCAGACAGGCATGAATCGCTTTAGTGGCATCTTCTTTCCGTGGTCCGCTGGTGAGCGCGACAAAGACTGGTATGAGGCAAAGAAGCGTGACCTGCCAGATTGGCAGTTGGCGCAAGAGTACCCGTCCAACCCTGATGAGGCGTTTATTCGCTCAGGCCGCCCTGTGTTCGATTTGGATGTTTTGCGTGGTTTGGAGATTGTGGAACCGCACCGTGGCTACCTACACAAGTTGCCTGGTGCCCATGTGTACGAGTTCCGTGAGGATGGCGGCGAGTTAGCCATCTGGGATTTCCCCGAGATGGGCGAGGTGTATGTGATTGGGGCTGACGTTGCCGAAGGCTTGGGCTACGGTGACTACAGTTCTGCCCACATCATGAATGCGTCCACAGGGGATTTGGTGGCGCATTGGCACGGACACATCGATGCAGACTTGTTTGGTGAGGAAACGTTGTATGCGTTGGGTTGGTATTACAATCAGGCACTGGTTGGTGTCGAGTCCAATAACCACGGGCTGACAACCCTGAAGGGGTTGCAGCGCGTGGGGTACAAGAACATTTTTAGGCAGCGGAAGTTGGGTCACAGGAATCCGACGGTGTCGGAGACTTTGGGGTGGCGCACTACCAGTGTTTCTAAGCCGTTGGCGATTGACGAGTTG